GACAAAAAGGACATTAGGTCTGCCGCGGCGGCAACGACCCGAGCGCCGCGGCTCGGAGGGTACGCGGCCAGGTTTTGAGCTCGACCTGGTCGCCGATCTGGGAGCTCAATGAAGCCGGCAGGATGATCCTGACCAGGCCGGCGGAGAGCGGTATTTATGCACTCCCCGCCGTTGCGACAGAGACAGTGTGTTTGGGTCCTGGGGACTTAACTAAAGTTGACCCTGAACACCGGATCCCTGCGTTTCCTGGGAAGGGCTGTGATCGTTCCGCTGGACAGAATGGAGCAACACCCATGGGTCCGGTATGCCGACCGGCCTATGTTTGTCGCAGTTGCATCTGCAACGCGCACAATGCACTTTGCAATCGCCATGCTAAGAAAAGACCGGAGTTCACCCACTCGTTCGACTTGGCGGTTGCATGGTTCACGAAACACCAACAGGCGCTGCAGTATCAGTACGCCGAGGCGGGTATGGAATGGACAGATGAGCGCTGGATCCACAAATGGTCCGCCTCGAAACAGCTCCAAATCATCCGTTCTCGTCTGTTCGACAGCTACAGACCCGGGGATGTTGACTTTATGGTGAAGCGTGAGGTCTACCCCGAGCCTAAGGACAAGGCACGCGGGATTCAGATGTATTCGAATCTCCGCACCCAAGCTTCGTACGCTCCACGTATCACTGCCGTACAAAAAGCCGTGGCCAAGGTATTTAGCCCCACAGCAGTAGAGGTCGACGGGGTCCGCTTCATTTTCAGCTCAGGTTTGAACAACCTCGAGCTTGGGCAATGGATGGACTCTGTAGTCTCTCGCGGGTTTAAGTTCTTCTATGAGCGCGACGGCAAATCGTGGGATGCTACAATGGGGCCCGCACACCAGGAGCTTAAGGAGACTGTGGTCGGCCTGGTCGATCGCGAAGTCTCCAGCTTCCTGCGTGAATGCTACCACACGCGTGGGCGGTTCATCGGCCGTGGCGGACGCCGTTTAGTGTACAACGTAGCCGGTACAACAAAGAGCGGCCACAACGACACAAGTTTAGGCAATTCCATCATCAACGCTGCGATTGCCCTCGAAGCTGTGTTCGACGCCAAACGCGTGTGTCCCGATCTCCGCGCCGATATCCTAGTGATGGGCGATGACCTCTTAGTCGCGTTCAGCGAACGAGTGGACGTCGATCGACTCATCGAAGTGGAATCTGCGTGCGGTATCGTCCCCGAAGCTCGTGGATTTGACGATCCAGAAGATGTCAGTTTCATCAGCGGCCTGTTTGTGCCCACGTTGAACGGCTTCCGGTTCTGTTCTAAGCCTGGTTCACTATTGTCGAAGCTGTTCTGGTCATGCAAACCGCCATCGTGGCGGAAAGCGCAAGCCTACCGCAATGGGGTAGTCGTTGGTCTTCTTCCGACATACGCCGAATGGCCTATTGTTGGAAAATTCCTGCGATCCCAATTGCGAGGCATGGATCGGTTCGTGGACAGGAAGTTGCAAATTTGGCTTGATGATCTCACCCCCATTCCTTTTGACAGTCAG